CGGATGTAGTCGCTGCCCATCGCATTCATGATGGCCCGCTGAAAGGGCAGTGTTTCCCAGCGCCCTTCCTGGTATGCGGATTCTTTCGGGAGATAGTAATTAGCATCCGCCCATTCAACGGCGGTCTGTGGCTCCGGCCTGAACAGTGAGCGAAGCCCGGCGCGGACAAAATGCCGCAGCCTGTTAACCTGACTGTTCGATATATTCACTCAGCAACCCCGGTATCAGTTCATCCAGCGCGGCTGCTTTGTTCATGGCTTTGATGATATCCCGTTTCAGGAAATCAACATGTCGGTTTTCCAGTTCCGGAAAACGCCGCTGCACCGACAGGGGGATCCCGTCGAGAATACTGGCAATTTCACCTGCGATCCGCGACAGCACGAAAGTACAGAATGCGGTTTCCACCACTTCAGCTGAGTCTCTGGCATTCTTCAGTTCCTGTGCGTCGGCCTGCGCACGCGTAAGTCGATGGCGTTCGTACTCAATAGTCCCTGGCTGGAGATCTGTCTCGCTGGCCTGCCGCAGTTCTTCAACTTCCCGGCGCAGCTTTTCGTTCTCAATTTCAGCATCCCTTTCGGCATACCATTTTATAACGGCGGCAGAGTCATAAAGCACCTCATTACCCTTGCCACCGCCTCGCAGAACGGGCATTCCCTGCTCCTGCCAGTTCTGAATGGTACGGATACTCGCACCGAAAATGTCAGCCAGCTGCTTTTTGTTGACTTTCATTGTTCATTCCACGGCCCAAAACAGAGAAAGGAAACGACAGAGGCCCAAAAGTTCGTTTTCAGCACCTGTCGCTTCCTTTCTTTTCAGGGGGTATTTTAAATAAAAACATTAAGTTACGACGAAGAAGAACGGAAACGCCTTAAACCGGAAAATTTTCATAAATAGCGAAAACCCGCGAGGTCGCCGCCCCGTAACCGGTCGGATCGCCGGAAAGGACCCACGAAATGATAATGATTATCATCTATATAAGGTTTATCACAACATGTGTGTACGCCATCAAACCACGAGAAATAATCAATTATGACGCAGGTATCGTATTAATTGATCTGCGTCAAATTAACGTAAAAGCAACTTCAGATAATACAAATCAGCAACACTGAATATGGGAAAACATTATGTCATCAAAGAACAGAACCCGCAGAACAACAACCCGCAACATCCGATTTCCAAACCAGATGATTGAACAAATTAACATCGCTCTTGATCTGAAAGGTTCAGGAAACTTTTCAGCGTGGGTTATTGAAGCCTGCAGGAGAAGGCTGGCAACAGATGCAACGCATCTGCGCCCGGCCAGCATGAAAAATAACGAGAAATGAACGTTCGGTTACAGGAGCAGGTACCCACTGTCCTCCAACAATATTTCATCTTCATATCCGACGGAACAAGACTTACCCTGCCGGGATGTACAGAATAACAACAGAGTGATAATTAATTTCTGATGAAATAATCAGGGTGCAGAAGGACTAAAGATAAACGTTTTCTTCACGCCTTTACACGGCCTGTCCTTCTCAAATCGCCATTTTGCCATCGCCTTTACAACCTGCTCATCAAACAAATGGTGCGGCTCTGAACGGATAAACTCAATTCGGGTGACAGTACCATCAGCACCAATATCAAACTTCACATCAACCCGTCCCTTTATATAATTTGCCGCTGCATAGGCCGGATATTGTGGTAATGCCTTAACCAACTGTCGGGGCATATCTGTTTTATGTTGCGTACAGCCCATAACCAGAGAAGACAACAAAATAATTAACGGAAGGTTTCTTTTCATTTTCATTCCCGGCACAGATAAGAATAAGTCTTATTCTAACAATGCCACCCTGTCGGTCATCAATCCTCTGCTTAATGGCAACGACAATTATCCGACTTAAATCACAAATCAGACACATGACATAACAGAGCTTGCGAGGTAACACATCGTCCGGTTTCTTCCACCATCGCACCGGACCAGCGACCATGAGGGGACAACGCCGCGCTCCGTTAACGCGGTAAACCCCGGTGTGTATCGTTTTTGATTATCCCCGCACACTCGCGCAGAGGAGTCTCCCGGTCGGGCTGCGGTCTCTGTTAATGCGGGGATACGGCGACAATACCGCGCATGGTTAATAAGGTCGCTCAACACACTGGCTGTAATGCAGCGGATACCATGCGGCATTTGCTCAGGTCTGCCTTCGGATGATTCAGCGTACTCATATCCTGCACATCATGCAGACAGTGGTCAGCCGGGATGATGTCGTTATACGTACAACTCTCTCCACCCGGAGTTACCGTGCTGCGGCGCGCCAGCTGTTTAATGCGCGGATCCGGAGCATCGTAAGAATCCGGTAACGGAAGCCCTTCACCGTAGGCCATGCCGTTGGACTGTCCGGCAAGCACAACCACGTAGAACCAGTCCGGCTCAGATGAAGGGCCGACCTGTGGATCTCCTTCAATAGCCACCGCCTGCATCAGTGTGTACGGCGTAATGGCAACCGGTCCGCCATATGGCTGCCAGCCCTCTTTCAGTTTGTGTGTCAGCTTTTCCGCAAGGTCTGACGGCGACGCCGCCCTGACAACATCATAGTGTTTAAATGCCATGAATCCTCCCGGCCGGGATAATATTGTGAGTAAAATGAGGAGCGGGCTGAAGTCCGGAAGTTACAGGACAATGGCAGAAGAGAGACAACAGCCCGCAATACGAAAAAGGCCGCACTATTGCGCAGAGTGATTACTGTCGGATATTATTCGCCAGCTGAAATATTACTTCACGTTTTGTTGTTTATTCCTTGCCGCCCGCGTCTCCCTGCGCGGGCTTTTTTGTCCATAAGAAAGCCCCTCCGGAGAGGGGCTGGAGAGTGGCGCTATGTGCCATTGCATGGTGCCGGGTGCCTCCCGGTGAATTCAGTACCAGCACCTGAATCCGCGATTATCCCATATACCTACTCGCTGATTGCCCCTCCGCACAGGGGGATTCACCATGCCAGTTTCTTTTAACAAACTCCCCGCAAAACAGACAACTGTCAACCGTCTGAATTGTGAGACATTTAAAAAAAAGGCCCGCAAAAGCGAGCTAGGGAAAATAAGTGTGGCGCGTTGTACTGGATTCGAACCAGTGACCGATTGCTTAGAAGGCAATTGCTCTGTCCGGCTGAGCTAACAACGCAGGATACAGATAATGAACCGCCTTCGGGGACCCGAACTCCGCGCAACCAGCTTCGAAGGCTGGCGCTCTTTCCTGATGAGCTAATGGCGGTATGTGATGGTGGCCCTTGCTGGATTTGAACCAGCGACCTGGCGATTATGAGTCGCTCGCTCTCACCACTGAGCTAAAGGGCCGGGAGCAGAATAATAATGGTGCGTAATTAATTCTGCAATCTCATCCGTTTCAAACGATTAAATCCTGAACTTCCCTGACTGTCTGCTCAAAACGTCCGGTCTCCAGTTCAACGCCAATCGCACGACGCCCGAGCGCCAGTGCCGCTTTTACCGTTGAACCTGAGCCCATAAAAAAATCTGCAACCAGGTCACCCGGACGACTGCTCGCGCTGATTATCTGCTGCAGCATTTCTGCCGGTTTTTCGCACGGATGTTTCCCGGGATAGAACTGCACCGGTTTATGTGTCCACACATCCGTGTACGGCACCTGCGCCGTCACACCAAAATACCGCCGCAGATGCTTATATTCACTATGCAGCTCCACATACTGCCGGTTCAGTGACGTATACGTATCCACCAGCTGGTGGTGGGGCTTTTCCAGTTCACCGCGCTGATGTTTCTCTTCTGCCACCCGGGCAAACAGCGACTGTAATTTCAGATAATCGCTTTCGTTCGGTAGCTGCCACTGACTGGCACTGAACCAGTGCGACACCATGTTTTTCTTTCCTGTGGCATCTGCAATCTGTTTTGCCGTTATCCCCAGGGCAGCTCGCGCATCACGAAAGTAAGCAATCAGCGGGGCCATCACATGCTGTTTCAGTACCCTGCCCTTCGCCTCATAGCCATCATCTTTCGGGCGGTACGGCCCCTGATAATGTTCCGCGAACAGAATGCGCTCTGTGGCGGGGAAATACGCCCGCAGGCTTTCCTTGTTGCATCCGTTCCAGCGTCCGGACGGCTTCGCCCAGATAATATGGTTCAGCACACTGAAGCGTTCACGCATCATGATTTCGATATCAGATGCCAGGCGATGACCACAGAACAGGTAAAGACTTCCGGCAGGTTTCAGCACCCGCCAGAACTGCGCCAGACACTGGTCCAGCCACTTCAGGTAATCATCGTCGCCCTTCCACTGGTTATCCCAGCCCTCAGGCTTCACTTTAAAGTACGGCGGGTCCGTGACTATCAGGTCAACAGAATTTTCGGGTAACGACCGGATAAATTCCAGGCAGTCGGCGTTGATTAACTCACAACTGGATATTTTTACAGTATTAAGCATGGAACATTAAGCCTGTCTCTGATAGGCTCATTCTGCTTTTGCGCAAAGCAGTGGGCCTGAGGTTTGCTTGTGAACCCAACGCATGAGCAGATGGCTGGTGGGTGCCCCTAACACCCACCAGCCGCCCATTTACCACAAATAAAAAAGCCTTCACTGCGGAAGGCGTCTGTAACAACCGAACTGATAGTCTGCCAGACCCGCCATAACCAGCTGGGTCAGTATTAACTGGCAGCGTTCGCGTGAAAGGTAAGTATTCTGCGCAATCTCCCCGACTGTCGCCGGGTCGTTAACGCTTAATTCATTAAACACCACTCTGGCGGTTTCTGTCATATCCTGCTGTTTTAGCATGTCTTTTTCCCTTTTCCGGTTAACGTGACACACCAATAACTCTTGTCGAAAAAGCCAGCAAGCTGAAAGACAGGTATTCACCGCCACCAGCACGTTTACTGTACTGGACCGATTTCAGCCATAAAAAAACCCGCTCGCGGCGGGTTTAAGCTGTGTGGCGAAGTAACCACTCTTAACATACTGACATACTTTTTGCGGACCGCACTAATCATTTTTTACTTTTTTAGCAGCCAGTCGTCCATCTCCAGTCTTACCCCCAGCACAGACAAACATCCGTCAATAAACCCTTCGGCTATCTGCATCTCAATTCGTATTGCTTTTTCGCTTTTCTTTCTCGTCCTGGCTATCTGTCTTTTTGATATTCGCAACAAATAATGAGCAATGAGAAGCGAATACTCCTCAGGTTTTTTCTGCTTCAGACGAGCAAGACAGTTTTCAATGATAAGTCCGTCATCATCGCAGCAGGCCGGACGTGGTTTAGTGGCAGATGGTAAAAGTCCTTTGAATCCGGCAGCGATCGGAGAATAGTCCACCCCGGTGTTACCACTTGCAGCCCACGCTCCCCAACGCTCAAGAACCATCTGAATATCACGCATCAACTTACTCCACAAAAATCAGACCAGAACGCCAATTACAAGCAAAAATCAACAAAACAGTATTAGTTGATTGTTATCTCTGACTTCATACTCCTGCTCCTGTCAGGGTTTTGGCGTAACTCTTCAGTATTCGGTAATCGGTCAAAACAGAACCGGGGAAACGATATAAGCGCAGGCGCACCCAGCGGCGGCGAAGACGTTCTGCCATATAAGACTCAAACATCATTCATCTCCCAGTTCAGTGATGGTCAGTTCCAGCTTCCCACCTTTGGTAACAGGCATCTTCACAACGCGGTAATCAACGACCAGCTCATCATCCAGCCAGAAACCTGCTTTAGTGAGTGCGTCAAAAGCGGCTTTTTGCAGATTATCCAGGTCACGGCGACGGCGATCCGGCATGTGGCACTCAATGCGGATTTTCACAGGCATAGCCAGACCGATATCCAGCATTGAGCCTTTAATGATTCGGGCGACGTTATCGCGGTATGCCTGCCCTTCTGCGCTGATGTGCGTGCGCCCTCGATTATGGCGGTAGTAGCGGTTATTGCTCGGCGGCCAGGGTAGTGTGATGTGGTAAGTATTCACGCCTTAATTACCCCCTCTTTCAGCCAGATAACCTGCGTTCTCGCCATACCTTCCAGCGCGCATTCTTTTGCATATCCAGCGTCAACAAAATACGTGCGGCGGTCGATTTCGTCGTGGCAGGCAGAACATGCAATGGTGGCAATCAGGTCTGGCGGTTTCGTACCGGTGCCGCACAATCCAGTCAGCCGGATATGTGCCAGTACAGACGTTTCAGGGTTGCCATTACATACGCCAGGGATTCTTACCTGGCATTCCCGACCACGCGCTGCTTTTCTCAAATCAGCCATGACTCCTCCTTGCTGCCAGTCGCAACCATTTTTTATCAACCAGGCTGGCGGTATATCCGAGCAGTGTTGGTATTTCGGATGGCTTCAGCTCAGGTTTACGCTTACGACGATTTGGTACTCTGTAGATGTGTCCGTTCATGACACGAATAAGCGGTGTAGCCATTACGCCTCCTGCTTGTCGCGCAGCAGCTGAAACTCGCAGCTCTGTGGAATAGTCAGGTGGCAACCAATATTCATCGCCCAGGCTTCAACCTTACACAGGAAGACATACATCTCTCCGGTATCAAGATCGGAGGTATGGCGTAACGACTGGATAGTGGTGATATCACCGGTTACGACATCAACCAGGTCTTTGGTTTCATAACCGAGATATGTGTGTTTGAGAGCATCTTTTACCCATGCTGCGGTAGCGAACGATTTCCCCCTGCTGATGAGGTATTCACTGATTTCGCTGTACCACATGTGGCTGAGTGCATTCTGGGAAAGACTGCGTTTCTCACGCCACGGTTTAAGCACCATGCGAAAGCATTTTCCGTCCTCCAGATAAGGCTGGATCTGCTGGCCGATAGCGGTGAAGTTGCCGCGATGTAATTTGATGCCGTCTTGTGGGAGGTTCACGCTTCACCTCCGCAGAGGTCAAACGTTGGATGCAGAGAATCGCAGATGCATTTCTGCATCTGTGAAGGGAGAAGAGAGTTTAGATTGTATGTGCGCATAAACGTCCCCGTTTAGCGCAGAAGTCACCGGAGTTGTTCAAGCTCCAATGGCATGATTATGGCTGGTTGATTATGGGAAATCAAATGTGCTGAAAATTAGTCTGCCAAGTCTTCCTCAGTCACAACTGGGTAATTCCAAATATCAAAAAAAGCTATAGCCTCCTGCCATTTGTTCCATAAGTTATCAAGTACTTGTGTAGGTTCCGTACTTTTAAAAACAGAAACAGCCGCATCACCGTTATGAACTTCCTCGTACAGTTCCATTATTAGCAGATTAACAAAGTACTGTTTCAACATTAATGCCTGATTACCTTCTTTCTGCTGGCTATCCTGCTTGATGATCTCCATCGCCCGTACCAGGCACCTGATGATATCCGCTGCATCATTAACGCTCCATTCAGATCCGCGCTTATCTTTAGCTGATGTATTGGCTCTCTCAGCGCAAGCCTTTAAAGACTCATAAAGGTAAACTCTATTTTGTAGCTGCAGCGCTTTTTTTGACGTGTACCAACTTGCAAGCGCCGACCCCGCTGCGGCTAATGTGCCAAACGCAGAAATGCCTGCTGCTATTGCACTTAAGTCGGCACTGTCAAAGTTCCACATTATCGTTACACCTTATATAAATACCCCTCAGTAATATCCAATAAGGTATGTGAACAATCAATATAATTTTATCCGTATCGGCACATAGCGATTTAAATGCTACTGGTAATGGTATCTTTTAGATTATTTCGTCCAGTTTACAGCCCCCGTATTTTATGAAATGGACTCGCACATTACCCCAAAAAATGCCAGCACTTCCGTTATCGTAGAATGCTGGCAGTATTTCTAACTAGTGACTTTATTGCAACAGATTCTGACGGAAATATGGCAACACCCTGCTCCACTTATTATCCTGCCAAGGCTGGAGTTTTACATGTGCCGTTTCTCTGGCAAGGATTTCGCGCGCCTTATGTAGTATCTGGGGATATTCTTGCCCGATAGAAGTAAAGCGACCAGCTTCGCGGTGCTCCGCAACCTGAAGAAGTGGAGTAACATTCTGGCAGGCGGTTAACATCACATCCCCTGCTCGCCATAACCAAGCAAGTGTGCAAAGTTCGTTATCAGTGAATTGTTTTATGATTGGGGATTGTTGAACTTCTCGATCGAGAATATCCAGAACCCAACGGCGGAACTCTTTGGCTACAGGAGTGCGGGCGAACATGGCGATCAAATGGGCTCCGCGGAGAGAGAAAACACGTACTTTCTTCTTCAAGTTTCGAGTACTTTTCGAGGTACTCAGATCAAGTACCTCGACATCATTCTCTGAGGTACTGACTTCAAGCACTCTAGTCATACTACTGGAAAATTCGTCAGCATATTTGTTGTAAATCATCGTGACTGCGCGACTATTCGAATACTTCAGTGCTCTTGCTAGGTTGGATGAAGTTAGCCATATTCCGGCAATATTTGCCACTGGCACTAGTGCTTCACCTTGGAAGTTCAGATCTGATGTTGCTACAATACTCATGTCGATATTTCCTTCGCGGTTATTTTCGATAGAAGCCCCTAAGGTTGCCGCCAGTGGGGCTTCGCTGTTTCTAGCGAGCATGTATCCGTGCTCTAAATTTCAATGCCCATACAAGCGCCTGAACAATAGCTGCGTTCTCAGACATCCCTTCCTCCTGAGCAATTCGCTTGAATTCATCCTTCACTTTTTGCGGATAGCGAAGGGTAATTTTTACCTCTTTCTTTTCCATTGACATAACCTCATGAGGCCACAATGACACCATGAGGCCATAATGCCACCATTGAATTGATGTGGCAATATGGCACCATTCATTTTTTTGGGGGTTCCAATGGCTGACAAACAAGTAAAAGACTACGATAAGTTTAACCTCCGTTTCCCCGATGGGATGCGTGAAGCTATAGCTGAACGAGCCAAACGAAACGGGCGCTCAATGAATTCAGAAATCATTCAAATACTCCAAGATGCCATAGAAGGAAGTTCTGAACTATCTAAACGTTTAAATTTAGTTGGGTTTATTCGAGGTGACAGAGAGATACGTGACCTGGAAGATAATGCAAGCAAACTTGCGTTGTATATCGATCATAGAACACAAGAGTTTAAACAAATTTTATTGGAAGATTTAAAATTACTCCTTAATCATGATTAATGTTAACATTTTCCCAAAATCCAATTGATAGAGGAGTTATTTATATGCGTATTAAAATCATGCCTCTCCCAAGTACTATCCAAATGGGCCAAAAAAAACGGACAACAAGTGCAGCAGTATCCACAACGTTTTTTGGCCCAAATAGTCTTAAACCACAAGGAGATAGCCTTGAAAATACAGCAAAGAAAAACTCTTCAATTTTGCGAGAAAAAAACTACAGAAAAATTGCTGAAACACTATATAAAACTGGGGTCATAACTATGGCAACATTTGATAGAGAATGTAATTTAGGAGGTAAAGACAGAAAGTACTTGCGACATATTTTTTCCCTACTTTTGTCAGAAAAAATCAAATCAAAACAAATCAGAATAACCCGCAAGAAAAAACAGAACAAATAAAACGCCAGCGAAAACTTCTCTTTATTTTCATAAGAAAAGAGCATAATTACCAGTTTTCCATATAATCCATAAGTTATGCTTATGCTGTAGTCCTCCCATATACCGCCAACACCCGCTTCATCGCGGCACTCTGGCGACACTCCTTAAAAATCAGATTCGTGCTCACCTTTCCTTCCCGTTCTTCTCTGGTAGCGAACCGGTAATACACCGTTCGCCAGACCTTACCATCAATGACCAGGATTCCTGCCCGCGCCATTTTAGCCGCAGCCTGATTTATGCTGGTTACTGTTGCGCCTGTTACCGCGGTAACGTCCTGCGCACAGAAGCTCTTATGCGTCCCCAGGTAATAAATAATTGCCTCTTTGCCCGTCATACACTTGCTCCTTTCAGTCCGAACTTAGCTTTGATTTCTGCGATCTTCGCCAAAGCCTGTGCACGATTTAGAGGTCTACCGCCCATGACAGGAAGTTGTTTTACTGGTTCAGGTATAGCCTCACCACGGTTAATTCGCGCGTTCATACAGGACAGTTCATCGGCAGCCTTGCGCCGTAATTCCGCGTCAGTCAACGCATTGGCCCGCATATTCTGGTACAGGTTGGTAACCAACCAGTAGTGCGCGTTTGATTTCCATGGATAAGACTCTGCATCTGGATACAGGCCACGCTTCCGGCAATACTCGTAAACCATATCAACCAGCTCGCTGGTGTTTGGTAGTCCGGCAATAACGGATGCTTCTTCCCGGCACCAGGCTACAAACTGCCCGGGTGATGGCAGGAATGGTCGATTCTGCCGACGGGCTACGCGCATTCCTGCGTTAACCTGTTCCATTGTGGTGATCCCGTTTTCCCGGAAAGCCAGAACCCACTGGCGGCGGATTTCGTTCAGTTCGTTCTGGTCCCGGTTAGCCAGGCTCGCCGGGAAAGTTGCCAGTAACTGGCTGAACACACCATTGATGATCTGCGCTACCTGCTGTACCTGCGGCTTTTCGTCGTACTGTTCCGGCATGTTGTTGGCGATCCGGCGCATCTGCTCACGGTCAAAGTTAACCATCTGTGCGGCGATGTTTTTCATAAATCCACCCCGTAAATCCAGTCAGTGTTTGTCAGGTCGAGTTTTGGTTTTCCGGCTGTCACGCCAGCCTGTTGTTTGTTACGATTGATTTCGAGCTGGGTCCACTTGTCGCGAAGTTTAGCCGGGCTCAGCACGTTACCGGACCAGAAGTTGTCCTGGCATGCCCAGCGGAACAGCACGCACATGTCGCGGTGGTTACGTCCGTCACGTTCACGCATCAGGCGGATATCGTTAGCCCACCCTGCAAAATTCGGTTTTCTGGCTGAGGGCGCGATGGTCTTCACCATGTCAAACATCCACTCTGCGGCGGTCAGGTCTTCTGCTGTCCCCCACTTGCTGCCGCTCTGAATTGCAGCATCCAGTTTCTCCAAAGGAAAGTCGTTTTCTGGCTGGTCAGAGGATTCGCCAGAATTCTCGGACGAAAAAGGTTTTATATTGTCTTTTGTTAGTTTGTCTTTTGTGTTTACCTGATTCGGGTAAACGCCTTTACCTGATTTGGGTAAACTTTTCTTACCTGATTCAGGTAAATTTACCTCTTTCAGGTAAACTTTATTTTTCTTACCTGATTCGGGTAATGTTGACCATTCACTGACCACATTATTAATGCCGATATTCCGCCCACTCTGAATAAAAATCCCACGCTTTACCAGAACGCTTTTTGCAGCAGAACACTTGTGCGGCAATATCCCGGTTAACTCGGAAAGTTGCTCGTTGCTCACCCAATCCAGTTTTTTATTAAAGCCATATGTTTTGCGCATGACAGCCAGGAAGACCAGAAGCTGGTGCTGTGTTAATCCGGCCAGCATTACAGCTTCCAGCAACTCATTTGCAATGCGCGTATAACCATCATCGAGATCTGCCACGCGCGGCTCCTTTTGTGCCACATCCGGCACTGGAAAATTGAATATCTCAGCAGTGTTTGCCATAATTCCTCCCGCAATGAGTGTGTTACGATTTGCACCTGAAAGTCGGTTCTGTTCGCGCAGACCGGCTTTCGCCATTTCTGAACCTGTCATATTGCCCCCAGCATGGTGGTGACCATCGCCATCAGTGGACCAGCCAAATCCGGGTCCACACGAAACATCGACACAATGCCTTCACTCATCTCCTTCAGTTTCTGGTGGCGTGGTGCGTTGAGAATGACAGCCTGTTTTGCCTCACTGAGTTCCTTTTCCATTTCAGCCAGCTGAGCCAGGAAGCTATCCTGCTCAACCAGGTGGCCGCGATATTTCAGCGGTAGTACTGCCAGAATTGCTGGAGTCAGTTCACGCACGTTATTTCGGTATTTTTCAGAATCGAATTTGTTATCGAGAAAGCGGAACAGCTTCTGGCGTGCACGACTGACATCATCAGAAAAATCGATAGTGCCGCCGCCCTGTGCTCGATACTCATTCACAATGAGTGCGGCAACGACATCCTGATTATCTACAGCCGACCAGGCGCGGATGGCATCACGGATTTTTTCGTGGCCTGGCACCTGTTTTATTTGAGAACGATTTATCACCGCAGTCGGGATAAATCCGCTAGTCTGTTGGTATGTAAGTGGTTGCATAGTCATTGCCTTATCAGTTAACGCCGCAGTTTAGGCGGCAGAATTACTCGCGTTAAACAATGGTGCGAGGTCGGGACGAATATCTGCTGGTTTAATCTTTCCACCAGTGGCTGAGACAATTTTCATTACATAGCGGGCATCAATTCCGCCACCGTGTAGCCAACGCCAAACAGTGGGTTGGGCTACACCGCATAGATCTGCCAGTCGTTTTTGACTACCTGTAATACTGATTGCGAGTTGAATGGTTTGATTTGTCATTATCAATTCCTATTGGTATTGCAATGAATGAATAATAGCAATGCGTATTAATCCAAGCAATAGCAAAACGTGTTTTGACCATCAATACGCAAGCGTATAAATTAAAACTTATGAAAAAAGAAACTCTTGCTGATCGCTTAAACCTAGCGATGGAACAATCTGGAATGTCTCAAGGCGCTCTTGCAAAGGCGTCTGGCGTAGCTCAACCCACAATCTGGAGACTGACAAGCGGCAACGCGCGCGGCTCAACAAAAATTGTTGAAATAGCTAATGCATTGGGTGTTCGAACAGAATGGCTCTCATCAGGCATAGGCCCGATGAGAAATGACGGTCAACAATCAGGGAAGCCTGCTGTCAGCCATTCCAAATACTTCAAAATTGACGTTCTTGATATAGAAGTCAGTGCCGGGCCGGGTGTAATCAACCGTGAGTTTGTAGAAGTTCTACGCTCGGTTGAGTACTCGTTTGACGATGCTCGTCACATGTTCGATGGCAGGAAGGCGGAAAATATCCGCATCATTAACGTGCGTGGTGACAGCATGTCAGGAACGATCGAACCAGGTGATCTGCTGTTCGTTGATATCACGGTTAAATCTTTCGACGGTGATGGTATCTATGCGTTTCTGTACGACGACACAGCCCATGTAAAGCGTCTGCAAATGATGAAGGATAAGCTGCTGGTTATCTCTGATAACAAGAGCTACTCACCGTGGGACCCGATCGAGAAAGACGAGATGAACCGGGTGTTCATCTTCGGTAAGGTTATTGGGAGCATGCCGCAGACGTATAGGAAGCATGGGTAGCGGATTAGCTAATCATTATGATGTTGTTCAAATTTAAGAGGTCCGCATGTCTTCGATTTGGGGAAAAAAGTTGATGACGAAAGAACAAGAGTCAAACACTGATGAAGTGAAACCAGAGCAAGGAAGTTTGTTTGAATTAGAATTTCATGAATATACACCTTCAAGCTTAGGCACAGCACACCTTTCTGGTTTCGCTATTGCCACTGATGAAATGGAATATGCAGTTAAAAGCATGCGCTCCACCCCACCTTTTCCTGTACAAAACCCAACTCAAGTACCGGCAGCGGAATGGTTTTGCACAAATTTAGCTGAAAAATGCGGCATCGCTACACCTGTGTGCAAAATTCTCAAGTGTATTGCTAATGGGGAGTATGTTTTTGGCTCTCGCATAGAGTTTTCAGCCTGGAAATCTGGTCTCAATAGTCCTCAATGGATAAATTTGCTCTCAAATGCTTCTGAATCCTTAAAGAAGCAACTCTGGGCAATTTATGCATTTGATCAGTTTGTATATAACATTGACAGACACCTCAACAACTACTTATACATGGAAAACACCCGAGGCAATGTTATAGTTAAAACATTCGATTTTAGTCTAAGCTCTTTTGTTATAGGCTGGCCACGAAATACCCCTCATATACTACCAACAGACTCCAGTACAACAACAAACTGGACGATTGCTAAACAATTCATTGGCGACACTGATGATCTGAGAAAGTGCGCATTATCTGTCCTTGACAAAATTGAAAAAATTGGAGTTGAGGCTATATCTGATATACTTAACTCTATGCCTGAAGCATGGATGCCACCAATGCATAAGGAGTATTTTTTGAAGTGGTGGGACAGCGAGGAGCGAATCGATAGGCTAAATGCCATAAGACTGGAGATAACATCTTGAAAACTTTCAAATACAGCTTAATCAGAGTTACACCGAACTTAGAGAAAGGTGAAACGATTAACGTTGGTTTGATCGTTTACCATGACTCTGACATAGACGTACGTATGCTCAATTCAGTTTCAAAACTTAAAGCGATTGACAAAGATCTTACCTTAGATTACTTAGAGGATCTTTCGACCTCGCTTTTTGATTTGTCACAAAAAATCAACAATGCTGAACTTCTTCCTTGTCTTTTTAAGGGAGCATTATCGTTATCGTCATTTGGCATGTTCACTCTTCAAGCCAACGAAGATTACGAAGCTAAAGTTACTGATCTAATGAATCGGTTAGTAAACCCACAAAAACAGCCACATAAACAGTTGAAAAAAAAGGTTTTTTCTGAATTAAAATCCACCTTTATACAACATGGAATTTTCAGTAAGTATTTTGAAGATCTTTCCCAACATAAAATCGTAGCTAATTATCCAATTAGTAATGAAGAAGGGTTAGTTGCAGATTTTTTGTTAAAAAATGGCAAATACCATCTTACAGAAACATTAGATTTTCGTTCTGAAAATATAAAAAAACAAATGGGTGAAGCTGCGATAAGTGTTTTAACAATTACTAAAGCCTACGAATTATACAATTCAAATATTGATTCATTTGTAATTTTTGCCGCTGAAACGACAGCACAAGAAAAGTCAGCAAAACAGCAGCTAAATCTACTGGAAAAACACGCTGATAATCTTATCAACGCATATAGCAAAGAAGACATGCGTTCATATTACGAAAAGATGCTGAATGCTGCCTCTATGTTACAGTAGAAAAAACTGACTAATTTAATTAATAACCCGGCCACCGTGCCGGGTTTTCTTTTGTCCCCTCCCCTCATCACACACCGCTCAAAAAACCACCACATCCCTGCTTCAGTTATCGCTATGCGATGCAAGTCACAAAATTAATTCTTTTTGCTATCAAACATTTAATATCAAAACACATCAGTCAATAGCAATAAGTATTGATACCCCCCCCCAATAGCAATGGCTATTATCACCATATCGCAACAACACAACGATACGGCAACCACCTGATTCACCGTTGCGATGACCGCTTAGATCCGCAGTTTGAATTTCAGCAGGCTTCGGGGAGTGCGAGGGGTGAAACGGACGCGTGAACGTCGGTGTGACCAGCTGAAATTAACTCAACATTTCATACCTCAGTCGCTTCAACGAGGCGGCTTAGTTATGACAACCGGCGGCCATCCACCGCCTGAATACGCGCAGAAGTCTCTATATGTTCAGCAGCCCAGCTTACGGGCAGGAGTTTTTATGGTTCATCAACATTACGGAACACAGACCGTTAATCGCGGCGCGGTCATGCCAGGAATGCTGGTCAAACACAAAGATGGTACCTGGACTGCATCAGCTAATTTACGCGGGCGGCTTTATCTGCATCGCGGCATCGAGCGCACTTATACCCGTGATTTGCTCGTAGAAGTTTTTCTCGACGGACGCGGTAACGGCCTGAATCACTAACCCCCCTTTCCTGTTTTCCTAATCAGCCCGGCATTTCGCGGGCGATATTTTCACAGCTATTTCAGGAGTTCAGCCATGAACGCTTATTACATTCAGGATCGTCTTGAGGCTCAGAGCTGGGCGCGTCACTACCAGCAGATCGCCCGTGAAGAGAAAGAGGCAGAACTGGCAGACGATATGGAAAAAGGCCTGCCCCAACACCTGTTTGAATCGCTATGCATCGATAATCTGCAACGTCACGGGGCCAGCAAAAAAGCTATTTCCCGTGCATTTGATGACGATGTCGATTTTCAGGAACGCATGGCAGAACACATCCGCTACATGGCTGAAACCATCGCCCGTCACCAAATTAATATTGATTCAGAGGTATAAAACGGATGAGTACAGCACTCGCAACGCTGGCAGGGAAGCTGGCTGAACGTGTCGGCATGGATTCTGTCGACCCACAGGAACTAATCACCACTCTTCGCCAGACGGCATTTAAAGGTGATGCCAGCGATGCGCAATTTATCGCATTGTTGATCGTCGCCAACCAGTACGGCCTTAATCCCTGGACGAAAGAAATTTACGCCTTCCCTGACAAGCAGAACGGCATCGTTCCGGTGGTTGGCGTTGATGGCTGGTCCCGCATTATCAATGAAAACCAGCAGTTTGATGGCATGGACTTTGAGCAGGACAATGAGTCCTGTACATGCCGGATTTACCGCAAAGATCGCAATCACCCGATCTGCGTTACCGAGTGGATGGATGAATGTCGCCGCGCACCATTCAAAACCCGCGAAGGCAGAGAAATCACCGGACCGTGGCAGTCGCATCCCAAACGGATGTTACGGCACAAAGCCATGATTCAGTGTGCTCGCCTGGCCTTCGGATTTGCTGGCATCTATGACAAGGATGAAGCCGAGCGTATTGTCGAAAATACTGCATATACTACAGAACGTCAGCCGGAACGCGACATCACCCCGGTTAACGATGAAACCATGCAGGAGATTAACACTCTGCTGATCGCCCTGGATAAAACATGGGATGACGACTTATTGCCGCTCTGTTCCCAGATATTTCGCCGCGACATTCGAGCATCGTCAGAACTGACACAGGCCGAAGCAGTGAAAGCTCTTGGATTCCTGAAACAGAAAGCCACTGAGCAGAAGGTGGCAGCATGACACCGGACATTATCCTGCAGCGTACCGGGATCGACGTGAGAGCTGTCGAACAGGGGGATGATGCATGGCACAAATTACGGCTCGGCGTCATCACCGCTTCAGAAGTTCACAACGTGATAGCAAAGCCCCGCTCAGGAGAGAAGTGGCCTGACATGAAAATGTCCTACTTCCACACCCTGCTGGCTGAGGTTTGCACCGGTGTGGCTCCGGAAGTTAATGCTAAGGCGCTGGC